CTGATCGAGCGATTTTTTTGCGCCTGACAGCCCCTTTTGGAACTCTGCCGTATCCAGGCCAAGAACCACACCGAGCCTTGCTAACATTCCCATCGCTTACCCCTTCCCGAACAATTTTTGTGGGACGTTTGGTTTTGCCTTCAAATACGACAGCAGACTCTCATTAACCTTTGCCTTTTTCTGTTCCTCAGTCAAAGGCGGGTAAATGTAGTCGTGCGCTCTCGGAATGATGTCATTTAACTTGTACGCCCGCTGGTTTTCCGACCTCATGTAATTGTAGACCGCCCCGGTCAAACTACCAAGCACTTCGAGCAGTCCTCGGTTTCCAATTACCCCGTCGGCCCACATAATACAAATGTCTGTAAACCGTTCCTCGTCGACCGAATCAGGGTCAGTGCCGTGAGCCGTCAAATATGCCTTGACCTGCCGACGGACTGACCCAGTTATTTTCCCCGCGACTCTTGATAGTTCGGGGAAACAACGTGGGCGATTTCCTCCATCACCTGCATCTGGATTGGAAACGGGAACAATTCTTCAATCATCGGATATGTGATTGTCTGCATATCAAACCCCTTTTCCTCGGGCACGAGCAGTTTGAACATTTCCGTAATTCGGTTTTCAACAATAAATTTGTTTCGAGCCGCCTCGCGCATGGACCGGCCATCAATCACAACATCGTTATCAGTGATTTCGACCTTTGTATCCTCGGGCAATTCCTCTCGAACTTTGGGCATTTCGGCAGTCAGTTCGGCGTAATACTTTTCGACCTTTTCCTCGTCGACCTCTTTCATGCGAACCTGCATTGCCTCGAATTCCACAGTCAGGGGAACGCGCACTTTAAATGTATGACCGCCCAAAGTGAATGAACGAACTCGAACCGTATCTTTGTTTTTTAGAAAATCTTTTCCTAATGCGTTTGCAAATGAATTCATGTTTTATGCCTTTCGTTGTTGTCTTTTGTATTGAGTTACCCGATATTTTTCAAGTGCAGTTTTCAACGGAGCCGCCAAATTGTTGACAATAACCCCCGATTGACTTTCTAGGGCTGGACGCAAAAACGGTTGTGCCGCAACGTGCGCCGTACCAAATTCCATCGCAATCGCCCGTGCATCGCTTTCAATGCCAAGCGTTTTGACGTCTTTTTTCTGTTTGTACGATTCCCGATAATTGTGAAATTTTTTCTTCGCCAGCACATTGCCAGGGGCGGTTGTCACCGTTGCGATGACAGTATCGGTTTCGCTGATATAGCGCGACCGCTTGTCTCGTCGGGTCGGCTTGCGAGCCTCAATTCTTAACGACTCACGCAAGCCCCCGGTATCAACTGGGGCGTTCGTCTTTGCGTGCATCAAAGCCGGACGCATCGCCTCTTTAATGGCGCGAACCAGGATTTTGTTCTGATCTTTAGGGCCAAAGTCGGCCTCGATCGTTTTGAAAATCGCTTCCAATTCTTCCGCACCGACCACGCCGACGGTGAAAGTCTTGGCCATCAGTCACCCCTGAGAATCTTGTGGAAAATCGAGGTATTCAGTCGCTGAACGTAATCCACCACTTGCTCGGGCGTCATAGTATCAGCATGGATTTTTGCGATCTCGTATGAGAGATAAATGCCTGCAATACGTTGTTGCGGATAACCGAACCAGTTTTTTTGACCAGTACCGGCTAATCCGACAACGTAGGAAAGCAACTCATTTGAATTGTTTATTGTCGTCATCGTATCAACCCCCGTAGGGGTTTCCCATTAGGGGTTGTTGGCCCATCCGTAGGAGTTACCGCCGGTCGGGTGAATCGTGAAAATGAACTTGCCCTCAGCACTGGGAGACATATCCCACTGCAAGCCACCGATACGACCGTTAAACGAATACGCAACAGTGTCCGTGCCGTCATACACAGCGATGACATAAGTACGGATGATCGTGCCGTTATAGCCATCGTCGCGCACCAGCAACTGAGCAGGATCGGCGGGGTTCCAGGCGCAGGTCACGTTCAGCGACGACACTTGGTTTTGCGTAGTGATCTTCGCACCAGTACGAGCACCGGCAACCGAGTATGCGGCGAACGCATCGTCAGCACCGAAAGCAGGCACGGCCTCTACGGGGATTTGAATACCGGCAGTGCCAGTACCACCAGCAGAAGTGCCGATAATTGCCTCGACTTCAGACCATGTGCTGAGTTCGGCATCGGAAAGCGCAACGGGGTTGGAGCCTTCCTGACACCAAATCGTTGCAACGTAACCGGGTAAAACCTTGTTAATGAGAGCCATTTTGTTGCCTTCCTTTTCAAAAGTGAGTTGATCGTTCGTCGTATCTTATGTCGGAACATCCAACGTGCAATCGAGAATGATTTGATTCAACCCGATCTCATTATCGTAGGTGTTATAGAGCCAATCGACGTCGGCCTTGGCGACAAAAAAGCCACCGGCCCCGCCGAATTGTCCAGAATAACCGTGCAACGATTGTAATATGGTGTTTGACAAATTAAAAGCATCAGCCATATTCGTAGCGAAAACGCTGATCTGAAATATGGGGCGATCAATGCCCTTGTTGCTTTGCGTCTGACCCGTATAAACGGGCTGGTGGACATTCCGTAGTTGCCAAGTCACGAACTGACTCTGCGTTGCAAAATTCCGGTTAAAAAGCGCATACACAGGCACAGGCGACAAAATGCTCGTTAACTGAGCCTGGATCGCTTCCGCATACTGAGTTGGATTCTGTTGCGTACTCACACCGGCACCTCGGGGTCGTTGCGATAGCAAAGGAACGTCACTTTTTGACGATCATTCGATTCGCGCACATCAGTGATTCGCCAGTCAAAACCGCGCCATGTAATACTGTACAGATTCTGGTTATCGACCATCTGCTTTGTATTGCGAGTGTAGTTCAGCGTTATGTTTACGAGGTCAGAATACACCCGATAACGCTCAGAGATTCGCAACGAGTTTGCCACATCGTGCACCAGCCCCCGAGTCGAAAACCATTTTGTAATAGTCGTTGTGTATTGCCCCACGGCATCCGTGCCGTTGGTCACGTTATTAACGTCCAGGTTTTCGTATCGGACGATGGCCATTACATCACCAGCGAAATGGTTAAGTTATGCCATTTGCTATGTGGAGAAACTCCTTTAAGCAAATAACTGATGCTACCCATGGGGATGCCTGTTGCATTGCTGGCTTTTTTCCAACTGTCATAAATAACACCATTGATCTGAATTTTTTTCTCATGTGCAATGGCATTTAATTTTTTGCTTGTTTCCGTTTTAGGTTTTCCAAGATGGGCTTGCCGACATTTTTCCTTGGCGGCATGACTATGTTGCCGACCAAAAAAAGACAAGCCGCCACTTGCGTCATTGCCGTCACCACCACTTGATTGATTTACAAGTTGTCCTTTAAAGCATTCAATAAGAAATTTCTCATGCTCAAAAGCATCTTTTTCATTTTCCCATTTTGCAATAATTATTGGATGATAACCCGCTTTTTTGACAAGATTATGCCAATGATTATTTCTTGCATCTTTCCTAAACATACGACGACCAATTCCTTTACCAATGTAAAAGATTTGATTAGTATCATTTCTGACATGAGCGTATGTGTAGTACATAATTGCTCACATGATAAGCGGTTTGTACGAACGGAGCAGTGCGGCAACACCGAACGGAATTTCGTTCAGTTTTTCCACGGTCGTATTGGAACGATTGTTATATAAATGCGTCAGCAACAGCAGACCAGCCTGCTTGATGACCGGATAAGACGCTAATACGTTTGCATTCTGGGTGTAGGTGACCAGAATCGGATTCGCAACAAACTGGTTCAGGTTGTTTGGAATCGAATTCAGGATTACGCGATTTCCAGTCGGGTCATACGAATATTGCGACGGGTCGATCAGCACCGGAATCGTATTGGACTCGGAACCGTAAAACTCCACCGTATCAATGGTCACGCCAGACGCGCCCTGGGACACCTCGGGTAAGTCCAAAAACACCTCGGTGTTATATACCCCCAGGTTTGCGTAATAAGTGCGATATTGCGTGGCAAAAATTGCCATGCCGAGAAAATCCTCAATCGCCATTCTCACCGCCAACTCTAGCGACGTAATGTAGGTGTCCTGCGACTCATCATCAAACAGGTTCAGTTGCTCCGTACACTCCGACAACGTAAGCCACGGAGTCGCAACATCGCGCCCGATCTGCTCGATCTTGGCGTAGTTATACGGACCCCGGTTATTCGCAAAAAATTGCGCGAGTGTTAGGTTTTCAACTGCCATGTCGCACCTCTTTAGGCGGCGCTTGCACGAACACCAGCGAACGGATCACGCACCGAACTTGCAACGCGCTTTTCAGCATACAGCGTCACATATCCAGGGGCGGTTTGCTCCATCATCTGAATATTCATTTCCTCCACATCGGCGATGGTCAGGAAACGGTCCCAGTTTGCAAGATAAATCGGGAACGTAGACGACATGAACGGATTGGGAATCACAGGCCAACCAAAGATTGAACCAACCGCGCCGCCCTCGCCGGGTTCGCCAAGTTCCAGGAACAACGGCAGACCTTGGTTGTCTTTCAACTGACGCAGGGTCTGAATCATCGTCGGGGTCATGAACCAAGCCGTCGTCGGCAGTGCCCAGTATTGCGAAGGCAACGCATTGGCAATATCGGCCACTTTGTTATACGTCACAGTTGCACCAGCCAGGGAAACAGTCGCAATCGAGTGAATTCCGTTAGTGATAGCCGTACCGGATGTGCCGTATGCGCTCGCAGATGCACTGGTGTACATATCCAGGCCACGCAGACCATACGTACCGCCAGTCGTCGTTGTAGACGATCCCGACTGATCGTTATTAATGGCCATCGAGTTACCTTCGGCCTCAGCGAATTCCAAATTCAAGTCCGTAAGCAATTCAGCCTGCAAACCGTTAATGTCATCCATCGCCGCAATACGGATTGGCAAAGTTGCTTGCAGAATACGAGTCGGCAACTGCCAAGTCGTAGTCGCAGTCCCAGGCGTTCCAGTATCGGGAGACTGAGTAAAGTCCCACGGGTTGGTTTGGTTCAGCGCATTACCAGTTTTGGCGACAAATTGCACAGCAGAATTGTTCGGCGTTTTGATAATACGAGCACCCATGCGGAACGGGTTTGCGTAGCGAAGTTTTGCAAAGGCGTCGTCGAAATAAGTACGGCCCCCGATATTCAAACCAGAGCCAGTGATCGTCGATGCTTCGCTCAAATCCACAGTGACCATACGTCCCTCGGCGAGAGACAATTTCATCGCATCAATAATTTTTTGGTTTGCACTCATTTCGTCGAATCCTTATTAAGTTAAAAGCGCGGGGCCGAAGCCCCGCAACTCTTTTGCTCTATCAAGCCGCAGTCGCAGTCGAACGATAGCGAATGATGCTGAAAGGATCGACCACAGACGAGCACAGGCGTTTTTCGCCATAGTATGTGATAAATCCTGGTTGCGTCTGGTCGTAGCGACGCAATACCATGTTGAGACGATCAACGATGGTATGACCACGGGTGAAGTCACCGAAATAAATCGGATACAGCGAGGTCGTGCCAGCAGAGCCAGCAGGCCCAACGGGGCTATCGCAGTAGGCGTTAACGCGAACGTCGAAGCCCAACAGTTTGCCCACGATGCCGTCATACACCAGCGGAGACATACGCTCGAACACCGGAGTGCCGTTGTCGTCCACCAGACCACGCAGGCCAGCCAGAGCGAGCGGACTCATCATGAACGAGTTGCCGTTGCTCCAGTACTGTTGCGGCAGACTGTGAATGAACGTCACGATGTCGCCAAACGTGATGAGGTTCGCAGAGCCAAAGCCGTTAGTGGTTGCTTGATCATACGTAGCGATGCTATGCAGACCATCGGATGCCGCAGTACCAGAGTTGCCGAAGGCGGCGGTGCTGATAGTACCGCCAGCGTACGAAGCATTCGCACCGGGGTAACTATTTAGACCACGCAGGCCGTCAGTGCCGCCATAAGCGGTGGTGGTCGTTCCAGCCTGATCATTATTGAGGATCATCGATTGGCCCTCCACCTGACTGAATTCTTGAAGCATGTCATCAACGACGTTTGCGTCCAAGCCGTCAATATCATCCAGAGCCGCAGTACGGATCGGGAATTGCACGTTGACGTCTTTCAGGTTCAGTTGCCAAATGCTGGTTGCTTCAGTCGTAGCCGAACCGTTGTTCTGAATCGCATAGCCCCAGGCCGCACCAGCGTTGCCGGTTTTTGCGCGGAACTGATAGGTTGCGCCATCGGTCGACACGTTACGCGACAGGCCGCGCATCGGGTTCAACAGACGCATTTTGTGGAACACGGGATCGTAGGCGGTACGGCCACCGATGCCAGCACCGGAGCCGGTCAGGG